CGGGGTTGGCATTGCGGACATGGTCGATGATGCGGCGGTAGCTTGCCGCCACCGCGTGATGCGCCTCGTCGATTACCAGCAGATCAAGCCGCGGCATGGCCGCAAGATTGCCGATCCGGGCCAGCGTCGGCACCATGGCGAAGGTCACCTGACCCGCCCAAGATTTGGCACTGGCATCGACGACTGACGTGGTCATGCCCGGATTGACCCGGGCAAACTTGTCCCGGTTCTGATCGGTCAGCTCATCGCGGTGGGCCAGCACGCAGGCCTTGGCATCGGTTTCAGCAATGCGCTGCCCAACAACCGCAGACAAAGCCAAAGTTTTACCAAACCCGGTGCTCGCCACACTCAGCGTGTTGCCATGGGTGCCAAGCGCAGCAAGGCTGCGCTCGACAAAGAGTTTCTGACGGGGGCGAAGGCGCATTGCTCTGCCCCTCACTCGGCCCAGCTGGGACGCCCGGAAAAACCGGGGGTCGCAGGGGCTTGTGGCGTCTGCTGTTGGGGGCTGGGTGCTGCGTAGCCCTGAGACGGGGCCGCATAGCCCTGCTGCGGCGCGCCCGTTGCCGGGGGATGGTCATAGCTCTGCATCGGAGCAGCCCCTCCCTGCCCCATCAGCTGCGCATAATCGCGGTGGCTGGGCGTAACAGCGGAGCGGACCTCGTTCTTGTCCTCACCATTTGTGTCAGAACCGATGTCCATCCGGGCGATGAATTCGATCCCGTCCAACTCCGCAAAGCCGCTGATCCGGCGGCGGGCCTGTGCTTGCGCCGAGTTGTCCTTGTCATCGAGCCCGCGCGCCGAGTTCAGGATGCCCTTGACCAAGCCGCGCCCTGCGTTACCCCAATCCGGACCCTTCGGACTGTAAAGCCCGATCAGCGACCAGATCTTGCGTTTGGCGTGTGGTCCCTCGACAACGGTATATTCGGCGTCGAGATAGACAGCGCCGGTGGCGCCGCGTTTGGCATAGCCACCGGTCCAACCCTGCGACGGATCGTCAAAGCCGCCGGGACGGATGGTCAGGCGCACTTTGGCAAGCGCGCCCTTGGGGATCACGTTGCTGCTTGATTGCGCAGAGTTAAAATCGTTCCAGAGTCCGGTCATCGGATTTGTCCTTTCAATTGACGTGGGAGGGATTTGAAGCAGCCTCGGCAGGCGGATCCTGAACTGCAGCCGCATAGGTGAGACGCGCTGCTGCGGGGCGCACTGGGCCGTGAATCTTGGCCATCAACTGGCCCAGATGCGGCACCTCGATCATATCGAGCCGCCCGGAGCGGTCCTTGGCCGGAAAGCCGAACGGGTTCAGCGTCTGACAGACGAAGGCGCGCGCGGGCTGGCTATCGACGTCGGCGATCTCGGCCATGGTGATCACCTGATCGACGATCCCTGGCAGCTCCAAGCCGGTCTTGGAGCCGTCGATCTGGGGCGAGAACACCTTGCGATTGAAGTCATCGAGCTTCTCGTCGAGGATGCCGACGAACCAAATGTTCTTGCCCCGGGTGTGCTGCAGATGCGTGAGCCAGGCGATCATTTCGCGGCCATGCAGCCCGTAAGCCCCCCGGACATCCGGCTTGCCGGTTTTTTCCGAGAACGCCTCAGGCTGGCCCTTGCACCATTGAAAGCATAGCCGCCCGGCAACGGTGATCGAGTCGACGAACAGCGTCTCGTAGCGTTCCAGCACAGCAGGATCACCGAACTTCTGGCAAACGGCGGCATGGTGCGCCGGGCTGTAGGCCTGATCGTCGCGCAGGCTCGGATTCGGGCCGCCGATAAACACCGCGAAATCGCGGCAATCCATCCAGGTACGCGGCCGTATCGTGTCTCCCTGCCAGCCCTCGATGGCGAGATCCCCCGCCTCAAGATCCATAAACAGGGTCGTGGTGGCAGTCAGCGACCACAGCAGGCTGGTCTTGCCGATGCCAGATTTGCCGAAGATGCAGCCCTTGATGCCGCGTGGTTCGGCCAGCCGCTGGTCGGCGGTAATGATGGGGAGGCTCATTTCGGGGCCTCCGCCTTCAACGCCGTGGCAACGACGGGGTCCGTACCGACACCACCGGCCTCACGACCGAGCCGGTAAAGCCGTTTGAGCGCCGACAGACGATCCAAAACTACCGTGCATTGTTGATCAGCGGCGATGATCGCAAAAGCCAGATCGTCGAGCGTGGCCTTTTCGATCGGCATGGCTGCAATAGTGGGGCGCGTTGCATGCTGCGGCGACGAGACCGTTTCGGGAAGGGCATCAAGCCCGTAGTGCGTCTTTTTCAGACGTGCGAGAGCGTTTCCGGAAAACATCAGTTGTCCTCCTGATCAAGGGTGAGGGAGAAGGTCTGGCGACCGGTGCGCAGGGTCCGCGCACCTGCGAAGCCGTCGCGTATGGCGGGCGGCCAGGCGCTGAAGCGCCGTTCCGGCACCGAAAAGGTGATCTCGAGATAGTCGGTAGGGTTGTCGCCGCTGGCCCGGATCCGCTCAGCCATCGTGGCCAGCGCCACCTGGTCCCATTCAACCCGCTTGGGCGCATCGGCGATCACCGTGACAGGGCCGTCCTGAAACCGAACGGTGCCGCTGTCCTTGTTGGCGGCCAGACGCGCAGTCTGGGCACGGTGTTCGTATTTCTGGATGAGCGCGCCATTGAACCAATCACGCAGCTGCTTGGCCTTGCGGAAATGCTCTTCGACTTCGGCTTGCAGTGGGGCGAGATCATCTGCGGGCAAAGCGATGATGGCGCCGATGGGTTGCTGATTCAGGTTATCGAGGGTGATGCGGTTGGGAATGTTCATGATGATCCCCTCAAGCCGCGGGCTTTGACGAGATTTCAGCCGTGCTGTTGCGCAGCTGGCTATCCTCGTAGCCTTCGACGTCTTCCAGGCGGTAAACCACCCGGCCGCCGACTTTCATGAAACGAGGGCCTTCCCCCGTCCAACGCCAGCGCTCCAATGTGCGCGGGCTGATGTTCAACCGAGCCGCCAGCTCGATCTGATTCAAATGTCTGATAGTCATCTGGTACTCCTTCGGAACAGATCGTTTCCAAAGGCAAAATCACGCAGATGACGGGAGAAGAGCGACACCCGAACAGGGAGAAGAACAGGGAGAAATTACCCTAGAACTCGAAGGCCCAAAGTCCGTTGGTCGATTTGAGGTGGGGGGAAAGTTGCGCCCATTTCACGCCACCAAAGGCGCGCTGTAGCGTCGCCACGCCTGAGCCCGCGCGAGTTAACAGGTCGTCAGCGGTGTAACGCTTGTTATCTTTGAAGCCCTCGACAAGCGCCCGAAGAATTTTGATCTGAATATCGGATTTGAAGCTGATCGGCTCGCCGCCAAGAATGATCAGCTGCTTGCCATCTGGCGACAAGCTCAGGGGTTCTGCCGGATCTGGCCGGTGGGTGCCGTCGAGACGGGCCGCCAAAATGTCAGGATGGACCGCAAGGCCGTCGGCGAAATCAACCACATCGCGGACATCGACCACCATCTGCCCTGATGTGGCTAACAGTTTCAATTGGCTGGTGCGTGTCATGGTCAACAGAATGCGAATTCGCGGCGCAGGACGCGCCCTTGCGACGTCAGCAACCTGGTTGGCGACAGCCTCATTTGACAGTCTGCGCGCGAACCAAACCGGCAAACGCTCGGCACGACGGCCAAGCCGAACATCACCGATCTCCCACAAAAGGTTGGGGATCAAGTTGATCGGGCCATGGCGGCTGGCCAGATCGAACTGCGTCGTCAGCTGGGACAGCAGTGATGGCACATCAAGCCGAAAGAGCGCCGTCTTTTCTGGCCTGACTTTCACCCAGCCGGCGTTCGGGCTGAAATAGCCGTGGGAACCGTCTTCCGGTGACCGGATCAGCGGCACTGGCTCATCATCGTGATCAACCATCGAAGTCGTCACCGCATTGTCGCCGGCACGTACCAAAAGTCCTGCGGCGAGGAGCTGCCTCCCCGCCGCAGCGTGGTATGTCTTCAGAACTTGCGCAGAGATCTGCGCGTCAGGCGTATCTGCGATAGTGCTGATCAGGCCCAGCGCCCGATGATCAATCCTCAAAGAGCGGCTGGTCATCTACCAGGATTCCCCAACGGCGCAGGTACTTGTCGCCGATCAGTTGTTCCTGCTCTGTCTGGTCCTTGAGATTGCAGCCATGCGGCATTGTCACGGCCAAGGTCAGCGACCGGCCCCGGCGCGCATCACCCTTCGGGTGAAACTTGATCGCCAACTTGGCCTGCGTGATCACCCAGCCGCGCCGCAGCGGGTTGTTGGCACCGAATTCCTCGTCAGCCATATCCCAGATGGTTCCATCCGCTTTGGCCGCATTTTCGAACGTAACCCTCCGGCCCTCGTGATCGATCGGCATCAAGCGCAGCTGACGCACTTCGACCCGCTCGATCCCGTCCTCGAGATCAGTCGGAAAAGCAAAGCGATCGAGCAGCACCGACAGATCGTAATGGCGCATCGGGACTTTTTCGCTGCTGAACTCGACACCCAGAAGATGACGGGCCAGAAACTGGGCCAGTTCCGCGCGGCTTTCGCGATCATTGGCCACCACCTCAATGACACCCGTCGAGGGTTCATAGGTCATTGCTGCTTCGAAAACCGGCCGATACGCACGGCGAACCAGCTCTCCACCATCGTCGAAGGCGAAGTGATCGTCTGGCAGACCTTCGCGGTAAATCGTGATCTGGATCAGCTCGCAGTCTTCCCCATCGAAGGTCGGTCGAACGCGTTCGAAGATGTCGACATGAACGTTGTTCGACGCAAATCGCGCCCGCAGCGAAGCCCTGAAGGCATCGACCGAGTTCGGATCCCGCCGCACCGTGCAATCGAGATCGCAGATGAAGCCATCCCAGCTGCGGCCACGACGGCGTTCATCGGTGAAACGGACTTCCTCGGCGTGTCGGAACTGCACACGCTGGTTCAGGAACATCCAGAGCGCCCGGTCGTGGGCGTTCGTAAGGCCGTCGAGGACAGCCCGGTCATTGGTGACGCTATAGATGGCGACCTGTCCCGCATCGTCGGACATCGACCCGACGCGGTCTGCATCGTTGACGACGCGGCCGCGTGCCTCGTCGCCCATATTGTCCACTGCCTGAAGCAGCGGGCGAACCACATCAGGCTCAGGGGCATCCCAATCAAGCGCTGTTGGCAGCTCGATCCCTGAGGTATTGAAGTATGCCCGAAGCGACGCTGCGGGGGTGTTGCGGATGAAGCTGGTGATCGACGCCATCTGGAAGCACTCCTCAGCCTTTGATCTTGCGGGGATCGTTACCGTGTGAATCCGATTGCCCGATCCGACCATCCTGGTTATGGATCTTGAACTCTGTCCCTGCGTTGCGGCTGATTTCGCGACCGCGATCTACAGCGTCCCGTTTGGTGTCGAAGTGCCCGCTGGCACGCTCTGCACCACCGCGACGGACATCCCAGCCGCCGCCGTTGTTCGGTACCACATGATGGGTACCCGGTTCCTTACCTTTAGCCATTTTCGATCTCCACAAATGATTCGCGCCAATTCGGCGATCTGCTAATCAGCGTATATCCAGCGTCAGCGGAGTCAATCGAAAAAATACGCACTTCCGCGAATTGACGGATCAACCGCCAAAAAGCGATGGCTGCTGGCTTGAGGTGGATAAGTAGCCGAGCTTGAGAAGGCGAACTCGGGCAGCATCAGCTGAAACTGCAAATTGCTGGACCAACAATTCAACAAGAGCTGCTGCATGCTCAGACTGATGATGAATGGAGGCGTGCAGGTCACGCGCAGAACAGTAATCGGACACTGCGCGCCGCAATGGCGAGGCTGGCATCAGGATCGCGCCACTGATGTAACCTGCTTGCCATTCCATCCAGTCGATCTTCGGAGCATTTAGAATGTTGTCCCGCTTGGACAGCGCCTTGTTCCCATGAGGGTCATCTGAGAACAGGCGGCCATTGGCGAATTTTTCCGCCCAGAGAAAGCCATGGAATTTCACGTGGCCAAACTCGTGCGTCATGGTTGTGCGAAAACGGTTCTCGCGCCGACCATCGTTCGAGAGCTTCTCGGAAATGGATACCTTTGGCCCATGGTTCGAGAAAAACTCCGTCATTCCTTCGACATCCGCCCCGTGGACGGACAGGTCAGCATAGGGATCGAGATCAGCCCCATTTTGCTCAATCAAAACCGTGAGATCGTCGGTTTCGATCGGATAGCTGACTTTCCCATAGCGTTTTTCAAGCAAGGTGCAGACCAGTCGCTCACATTCGCCGTCGAGTTCCTTCTCGCTGTAGTAGGGCCGCTGAGCAAAGCGCCCCGTATCGTCACGGATCATCCTCACCATAAGCAACGCCTACCCCTTCAATGTGCGCCTGAAATTTGCGAAAGCTTCGACGATCGTCTGCTGGTCTGCCGCGTTCCGCCGCATTTCGTCGGGTATCTTACCGGCCAGAACGAACAAGAATCCCTCATCGACCTCCAGCAATGTGGCGAACTGCCTGATCAAGTGGTCAGACGTCGGGCTTCGGCGGTCATGCTCGATGTCGTTCAGGTACTGCGGTGAGATCGATTTGCCATCCTCTTCCTTCTTCACTTGCGACGCGAGCTCTTTTTGGCTGAGGCCGAGGCCCTTGCGGGCCTTCGAAATCGCCTGGCCGAAGGTCACGCCGTCGACTGACATGGCCGTTCCATAGTTTTCTCCCCTGTCAATCCGCTTGTTCGCGGATTTGCGAACTGTTACGCATAAACCTGTAGTGAATCAACAAAGAAGCAGGATCTGACGTCCGAGAAAGAAAGCTGATGACCAAGATCCTTCACACAGCAGACATTCATCTCGACTCACCGTTGAGATCACTGGCGTTGCGTGACCCGGCTTTGAGGGATCAGGTCCATACTGCCACACGATCAGCCTTCACCCGCATCATCGACACCGCCATTGCCGAGAGCGTCAACGCGCTTCTGATAGCGGGCGACCTTTTTGACGGTGCCGAACGCAGCGCACGAACAGCGGCATACCTGACTGGTCAATTGGACCGCCTTCGTGATGGCGGAATCCGTGTGTTCTACATCAAAGGCAACCATGACGCAGAGAACCCACTGACCGGGGAACTCAACCTGCCCGAAAATGTTCATATTTTCGATGGACGTGGCGGCAAGGTCCAGTTGTCAGAAGATGTCTGGATCCATGGCGTGAGCTTCGCCAATCGTCACGCCCCCGAGAGCCTCCTGCCCAAATTTCCAGCTCCTGTTAGTGGGGCCATCAATATCGCGATGCTTCACACTTCGTTGGCCGGAGCTGGGGGACATGATCCCTACGCCCCCTGTACGGTGAGCGACCTAGTAGCGGCCGGGTTTGACTATTGGGCCCTCGGACATGTGCATCGCAGACAAGTCCACGCGGAATCGCCATGGATCGTCATGCCGGGAACGCCACAAGGTCGCGATATCGGCGAGCCCGGGCCAAAATCTGCCACGCTTCTGACAATCGGCGAGACAATAGAAGTCGCGGAAGTGCCAACCTCTTTGGTGGAGTTCCTTCACGTTCCAATCGATGCCACCAAAGCCGAGAACGACGACGGCTTGCGCGATCTGCTTCGTCAAGTGTTGCGCGAAACAGCGAACAGCCTCACCTCAGGTAGCGGCGTTATCCGCCTTTCTTTGACAGGGAGCACACCGCGCCGCTGGCAAATTCTGCGCGACCAAGACGTCTGGGAGGAAGCAGCATCCCAATTTGCCCGTGAGACAGGTAGCCTATGGCTGGACAAGCTGGTGTTCGACCTATCGGACTTTTCCGAAACAGGCAGCAGTGCGACTGACGAATTGGCAGCAATAATGGCGACCATTCGTCAAGAACCTGGGTTTGTCGAAACATCGCGCGCCGAGCTAGAAGCCATTCTTGCCGAACTGCCCGCACAGCGGCGTGGTGAGCTTTTGCCAGATGAGCACGCCGTGGATGTGCTCGCGCGTCGTCTTTCTGAGGCTGGTGCACAGCGCATCCTAGCGCGCATGAAGGGGGCAAGCTCCTGATGCGGGTTCAAAAACTTTCCTTCGACTTTTTCGGGCGATTCACCGACAAATCCTTCGATTTTGGAAAAGCAGACGGTCCTTCAGATTTTCACATCATTTACGGGCCCAACGAGTCTGGCAAAACCACAACCATGGAAGGCTATCTGCGCCTGCTTTACGGCTTTCCGCTGCGAGAGCCGTATGGGTTTCAGCATCAACGGGCCAACCTGCAGATCTCTGGCCTTATCGAAATCGATGGAGACGCCCGCAGCTTCACGCGCCTTCCATCGCGAAGTGGCAACCTGCGCGGCGACGCAGGGGCGACGCTACCCGAAACCGCCTTGGCATCTCACTTGGGCGGACTGTCTTTGGAGGATTATCGCAGCCTGCTCTGCCTCGACGACGAGACGATCGAAAAAGGCGGCGAGGACATCGCGAGTGCGCGTGGCGATATCGGACGGTTACTATTTTCTGCAGCGGCCGGTGTGGCGGACCTTAATGCCGTACTGGCGCAGGCGCAGGACGAGGCCAACGGCCTTTACAAGAAAGGCGGAAGCAAGAATCGATTTGCTGAGCTCAAGCGTCAACTGGGAGAGGTAGAGCGCCAGATCAAGGACCTAGACGTGAACGCCAATATGTGGCGGAAGTTGAAAGATGCCCTACAGACTGCGGGAAATGAAGAAACCCAAGCCAAGAAGGCCCGCGATGCGCTTCGTCTCGAACTTGCACAAATATCAGCAATGCGCCGCACCCTCCCCAAGCTCGGTGAAATCGACAGGCTACTGCCCGAAATCGAGGGGTTTGCCGACTATCCAGACAAACTGGACATCAACAGCGAGGACCTCGTCGCGCTGAAGACCCAGCAGACAACTGCCCAAGCGGAACTTCAAAGGCTGACGGACGAGATCAGAGATGCGCGACAGGCGCTCAGCGAAATTGCTCTGGATGCAGATCG